CGTTTATTTTGACGTTGCCAGTGTAGTCAGGTAGTTTATCGCCATCCTGCTTTTTATTGTTCTTAAATAGTGTTCCGCTGTTATCTTGTAATTCGTAAGCCATGTTCAATTAAATTTTTGAGACGTTCTGTATAAGGTTTGCATGATTCAAATTGGTAGTTGTTTTTGACGTGCATTAAGTGAGAGCGCAAGCAGTGCCGAAAGTCCAACACTGTCACGTGTGGAGCTGGTTTGTACACTGCCTGCGGTAGCTCACGTGTCAACAATTCTTCAGCCTTTGCGATAAGTTCGGACACTTCCTTGTTCGGTGGCAAGTGCTTTAGTCCGAAGAAATTCAGCGATTGATTGTTTGGCTTTTTTTGCAAGTGATGCGATTTTCTTTTTATCGGACTCGCTGACTCGCGCTCCGATTTTGGTGGTTTTTACTTTACTCATTTTTAAGTTGATTGATTATTTCTTGTAATTCTTTTTTGATTGCTTCACACTCATCGCGTAATGCGATAAGCTCCTGAAGTAATTCGCTCTCATTTACATCGGTCAGGTTGTAAACGATAGGCACGTTGTAAGTTGCATTTGATTCCATGTAACAAATTTAGATACAAAATTGTTACAATAGGATGCCTTCTTCCAAACATTTCGCCCGGAGTAAGTCGCGCAACCTTTCAACCATGTCGTAAACTTCAGGCAACAACCCATCTTGGTATTTGATTATAGCCCTCATTTCTTGATCCATTTCGAGCAGGATGCTTTGCGCTTTCGTTCCTTTAACGGCAGCGTCAAATTCGAACTGCTCATCTGGTAGGTTGTATGTTAGTGTTGCTTTCATTTGTAGGTTTGATTATAGTATTCCGCTGATGTTCTATCATACCACTTATCAATGGTGCTTTGTTGGTCAGTTCTTCCCTCTCGATAGGCTTCGAGTATTTGATCGCGATACAGTTCTTTGGCTTGTTCAAATACTTCATTCCATTCTTTCATCGTCTTACTTTGCACTTGTGCGTCATTGTTTATTTCATCAATCAGAAATTGTACTGCCGTTTTCATTTGTCACCTCCGTATGTTTCGTTGTAGTATTGTTCAACTATATCATCAAGGTCGGTTTCTAAACGCATAGGAGTTTCCGAAGCAATCTTATTCATCCATTGTAATAGTCCAATCATATTTTCCTTCTCCATTGCTTTGGCTTCGGATAAACACCTTCTAAAATGCTCTCTTTCTTTTGGGTCAGAAAATGGAAGAAAAGGTAATAGGTGTGCAAATAACCACTCCACTGCTGTCTGTTTTTTCATTTGTACAAAGTTTAGTTAATTTATTAAGTTGTCATATAATTCACAAATCTCCGAATAATTGTGCCGTAAAAGACAAGTTATCGCTTTACTTGTTACCAATTTAGTTGGGATTTTGTCAAGTTATGTGTTTACCTTTTTAACCATTTGGTCAAGTTATCGGTTGACTTTCTCTTATTAATGAGTTATACGCAATTCGGCTGGACGATGCAGCGACATAGCTTCTCCCACTTAGCTTTACTTCTGATACTGCGGCAAAAACCGCAGCAAAAAGTACCGGAGTCACGTATAAATTAAAGTTATTTTTTGCACTCAGTACCGTTTCTTGGTACTGTCCGCAAAATTTCGCATGATGTTTCATACATTAAACGCTTTAATCGTGGTTAGTGAATGAGTTATCATTCATAAGTTCAATGGTCTTAAATAATTGGTAAACCACTTGCGGAACGACTGCATTGCCGTATGCTTTTATTGATTCATTTCGCCACTTTGAAAAGGTAATTCCGCCCAGTCCGGTGGGAAACCCATCATCTCCGCTACAAATCGGGGATTGAGTTGGGAAGTTTTCCCAGTTTGGAATGTTGCTTTGTGCATTGTTGAGACCAAATCGCTTCCGTCCCAATTCGGTTGATTCCCTCTTGCATTGAAGTCGCTTCTGGTCGGTGTTGGCAGCATTCCATTTACTACCCAGCTCGCAATCTGTTCCTCCAAATTGCTCTTGTTGCGATTCGCCAAATTCTCGCTGTTCAAATCGCAGCCGTTGACTTGATTTGCTCTCGGAGTCGGCAGCATCCCCATCGCCATTGCCCGGCAAAGTGTCACGCTGTGCATCGAACCCTCTTTCACTTGCGTTGATTTCATCGTTGCCGTTGCATTGGTTGAGTCCATTGCCGTTGGCGTGGGCAACAAACCAAACTCGGTCTCTTCGGTGCGGAGCGTTGACGGATGCAGCTGGAAGTACATACGGTTGTACTTCGTACCCTTCAGCTTCCAAATCAGCTTGCACCTCTTCGAATACCAACCCTCCATTCCAATTAACAATTCCGAGAACATTTTCGCCCACGACCCATGTCGGTTGAATCTCCCGAATCGCTCTAAGCATTTGCGGCCAGAGGTGTCTGTCATCTTCTTTTCCAAGTCGCTTTCCTGCCATTGAGTAGGGTTGACATGGAAACCCTCCTGTGAGAACATCAATTTTGTTTGCATATTTAGTAAAGTCACTTTTGGTTATGTCAGTAAATAATTCGGCTTGCGGCCAGTAGTGTTTTAGAACTCGTTGCCCAAACTCATTCCATTCGCAATGAAATTTATTTTCCCAACCCATCCATTCGGCAGCAAGGTCAAAGCCACCAATACCACTAAACAAACTTCCGTGTGTCATGGTTTTGTTGTCATTACTTTCTTCAAATAAATCGCAAGGTCGAGAGCTTCCTCGTATGCGTGTTGCAGCCATTGCGCTTGCGTTAAATCGGTTCGGTCAACGGTTGTGCCGTACTTCATTAGTCCACGTTCTTCGCGTACTCTCATGTCTGCGATTACTTGCTGAAGGATTGTGCTGGGTTGTTTCATATCTCGCCCTGATTTGACATTTCTTCCTGAAATCTTACCGCCCTATACATTTCAAAATCCATTTGCTTGCCGTTATACGTTGCGAATTGTTTCATGCCACGCAGCTTATCGTATTCACTGATAACTTGATTTTCAAACGGTGTGCGCTTGCTTACGTATGGCTCAGGATCATTGCGCTTTGCCTTTGTCGAGAGTTCATCCATGATTTTTTTGATAGCCGTATTGAAGTTGTCAAGGCTCATGATGTCTTTGTTTTGTTCGCTATTCTTCTGCATTTGTTCGTGTACAATTTTTTCCGTTCGTTCTATGTCGTAGGTTCGAAGCCAGTCCATAATTACCGCACCATCGAGCCTATTGTAAATCTTACCGTACTTTCCTGACATCGCTGCCCTGAAGCATTGGGAAAAATCCTCAGCACTAAAGTAATAAAAATTTTCTTTAATGATGTCGATTGTCATTTCAATCTGCGGCAAGGTCATTTGCCTTTCAAGGTTGAAATAAATCTGCAACTGGTCTATTGAACTTGCGAGTAATTTATTCACCACTTCGTTACCTTCAATGCGTTGTAGTCGCTTTATTGAGGTTTGGGAACAGGTTGAGGTAGTGAGGGTTATCGCTGTGCTTTGCGATGTGGTCTGCAATTCGTTGTTCATTGTTATTTTGTTTTATAGGTTTTGCGTTAATCATCCAGTTGCTTGCGCTGGTCTTCCAATTCTTCATCGGGTTTTTACCAACACGCCAACCGTTGCTCTCGTAGTAATTAAAAAACTTCTCTGCCTCTGTTCGAATCATGCCTTCAGTCCAGTGATTGCCTACTGCATGACTCCGTTCAATCATGTAATCATAAATTTCTTTTGGTTGTGGTTTCACAAATTTATTTGCATTTACATTCTCATTTACATTTAGATTAAGATTTACATTATCATTTACATTATCATTATCATTTACATTAGCTTCGGTTTCGCTTCGGTTTCGCTTATTGTTCGCTTCCGTTTCGCTTCTGTTTCGCTTCTGTTTTGGTGCAGTTCCGCTTGCGTATCGCTTCAAGTTCGCATCTAATTGCGGCTTAACCAACGTGAATACAGTCTTCGCCAGTCCTGTGAGTTCGGTTTCTTTGAAGTTCAGAGCATACTCAAATATTGCTGAGTAGACTTGTGCTTGAAGTT